AGACATCGAAGTGCTGGGGTTAACGTCAGATGCAAAGGCTCAGAATGAGCGATGGGTACACCTCACTGAGTTGATCCAGCGAGACCAACTGGTCATTCCGGGGCACTCAAAGGCTAAGAGAACCCGCCGTTGGAAGAAGTTTAACCAGCAGATGGAGGACCTAGAACGGATCAACCGAGGCCCGTATTTGCTTGCTGAAGCCCCTGAAGAGCGTGGTGCTTTCGATGATTACCCGGACAGCCTAGCCTTGGCCTGTTGTTTGACAGTACACGATGTTATGCCCACTGTGTCCGTTGCTGAAAATCCATTCTTCGTTTAGTGGTATTATATAGAACAGGTACCTAATCGTGATCCCCGGAGGATTTCATGGCTAACGTAGTAAACCCAACAGTTGCTCCCGCACCGCAGTTCCCAGAGCGTGGACCCGAGGTAGGCAGCCACGGGTTTGAGCGCGTCCTCGGTCCCGACGTGCCGATGCAGCGTGGTCCGCTTCGGTTTGAAGAGGGTGTCGCCACCGACACTGACGTGCCCAACGACTTTGCCGTTGGCGCTCAGGTGGACGTTTCCTCGGCCCCCGGTCGCGCAAACCACAACAACCCGGCGATGTTCTACAAGCCCGCCGAGCAGACGATGGCAGAACGTGCCCACGTCGGCTCTGCCTCATGGATTGAGGCCCCGTCGGTCCTTGGAGAGTTCGTTCAGGGCGTCGTGGCTGGTGACGGAATGCCCAAGTTTGAGCGTTCCTTCAACTCTGGCGCACACATGAACCGACCGAGTGCAGTTCGCGTAGACGACTGATCCCCGTTCACAACTAGGACGGGTACAGGGCCGTGGCTCAATCACAGTATACGATTGCCAGCGGCCAGCAGTTTGGTGCGGTAGTAAACCGCATGGTCAACATGGGTATGCACCTGCCTGACTCTGTAGTAGATAGAGGAATGGACTGGTACCCATCAGTACACGAGATTGTTAAAGGACAGTCACGAGATGCTGGGTTATCTCTATCTCAGGGCTCAGGTATTGTTGCCGCTGTCTCCCCTAACGTAGAGTTTGCTTCTAAGAACATAAAGGCCCTTGAGGAGATAGGAAATCTATCTCCCCAGAACTGGGATGACATCCACAGGAGCGCTTCCCGTAGATTCCCGACGGGGCATAAAGACGCAGGCAAGCAGATGCCACGGCTACCAGAAGTTAAGGCCATGCTGAGTGAGGTAGTACCTTCAATATCTGGGGTGTATGACGATGGATTCGCCAAGGCTCACCGCATTCTGCAAGGGCAGGAGTGGAGGGATGTCCTCACGGCTCCAAAGACCCATTCGTTCGCAGAGAACATTGAGGACCCCAGTTCCACGAAGACTACGGTGGACGGACGGTTTGCAGACGTTATTGCCAACAAGCGGGTACCGTGGAAGGACGAGCGCGGTTTAACGAAGGCTAGGGACGGCAGGGGGCTAACCGGAGTGGGGAGGGGGTCCTACCAACGGGGTGAGTCCCGTTATGACTCTTTTGAGCGGGTGACCGACACCGTGCGGGATCGCTTGGTTGGGAGTGATCCTCGCTTTGCAGGTGCTTCGTCCAAGGACATTCAGGCGACTCTATGGGTTGGGGCTGAGGGGATTGAACGCTCACAACTTACTCAGAAGGGCACGCAAAGGACCGACGGTGAGCGCCGAGCAGGGCAGCCCTATGTGACTCCTAGCGGCCAGCCGTTGGAACGTGACTCACACTTCTGGGATCAAGCATGACCGAAGCATGGGGACTCGTCGTGGCGGCACTGGTCACCGGCACATTCGGTGTACTGGGAGTACTGCTACGTAGCCTTCGTAGTGAGAACCGTCGGGACCACGCCGATGTCGTCAAGAAACTCTCTGTCGTCTCCCGTGCCCTTGAGTCAATCAAGGGGTCTGTGGATAAGAATGGTGAGTTGTTGAACGACCACTTGGAGTGGCACAAGACGCCTACCAAGCCCCCCCGAAAGAAGAAGACACCTGCCAAGAAGTGAAGTGCTCACCTGAAGGTGTTGTGTCGTGTAACATGAGTAGTAGCAGAAGGAGTACTTGCCTTGGACGCACCCCCAGTAACTCTCGTGGAAGCCCTAGAGACCCCTCTACGGAGCCCTCGTCCCCGTGACTGTCTGTTTGCTCGTGTGAAGGACGGACTGAATGAGGAGGAGCAGGAAGCCGTGAACAAGGCGTTGGACAAGATCAGGTCTGACCTCAACAACGGACAGCGTAAGGTCTACTCCACTTCATGGCTGGCTACGGTCCTTACCAGTCAGGGGTACAGCATCTCGGCGGCAACTATTCAACGTCATTTGCGGGAGTCGTGTGGTTGCTACACCACTGGGGAGGACCTGTGAGTACTGCGAGTGAACTGTCAAAGCGTTTGGAAAACGGCCCACCCAAGCAGGCTCTGGGCAAACTGGCTGACCTACTGGATCGGCATAATATAGACTTAGAGGAGATAGGTGACATCAAGAAGGTGTCCCTGTACCAGTCTCTAACGAAGGACGCCGAGGGTGAGGCTCAGATACATGATCTGGTTGGTATCCAGATTTCTCCGTCGTGGGAAGCAGGACCGGAATGGCCGGTCATACAACCCGGACCCACAATCAAACTTCCCAAGGGTACTCCCCCCAAGAAGAAGAAGACGGCGCTAAACACCTGTGTGGTTCTTCCCGACATGCAGATCGGGTACTTCCGAAACAAGGATGGGGAACTGGAGGGTACTCACGACGAGGGGGCCATAGCGTTGGCTGTGGAGATGGTCTCCGACATCAAGCCCGAGTTGCTGGTGCTGGTTGGAGACAATCTGGACCTTCCTGAGTTGGGTAAATACCGTCTGTCTCCAGCCTTCCAACAGACCACCCAAGCGTCGGTGGATCGGGCGACCGAGATATGTGCAGCCCTGCGTGCTGCGGCCCCCGGAGCAGAGATCAAATGGCTGGCGGGCAATCACGAGGAGAGGCTGACCAACTTCATGTTGGACAACGCTGCCGCAGCCTTCGGCATTCGGGTTGGTTCCCAGCCCGACAGTTGGCCGGTGCTCAGTGTTCCCAGTCTGTGCAGGCTGGACGACTTCGACATTGAGTACCTTGCTGGTTACCCCGCTTCCTGTGTGTGGATCAACGAACACATCAAGGTTATTCACGGCGATCTGGTCCGGTCTAATGGTAGTACTGCTCATGCCTACCTGAACCGTGAGAAGGTATCGGTACTCTACGGACATATCCATCGTCGTGAGTGGGCAGAGATGACTCGGGAAGACTACGACGGTGCTAGGACCGTGGTCGCTGCGTCCCCCGGCTGCTTGGCTCGCATTGACGGGGCGGTGCCATCTACCAAGGGAGGCACCGACTTAGACGGCAGGCCCTTAAAGAGGCACGAGAACTGGCAACAGGGCCTCTGTGTGGTTCAGTACGAAGAGGGGGACGGCAAGTTCAACCTTGAGATGGTGACGATTCGTGACGGCTGGGCCATGTACAGGGACAAGGAGTACTGTTGACAGTGGTACAATGGGGTATGCCTGATAGCCCCACTGACCTAGCCACCAATGATCCGGTGGACATGAGTGGTCCAGCGATCTATGAGCGCATCAACCCAGACGAGGTCGTTCGGGAGATGCACGAAGTGGGGGGACTTACAGTCAATCCCCGCACCGGAGAGCGCCCTGAGACTGGTGTCTTCGTTTCGCACGAGGGCTTTGAACGTAAGCACGCACTTGAGTCCTTTGGTAAGGAGCAGGTGGCTGGTTACATCAACTCACCGAAGCACCTCGCTGCCCTAACCACTATTGATGCTCTAGTGGGTGGCTGGGATTCAAATGGAAAGGCGTACTTGGATGTGTCCCGAGGATTCGCTGAAAGAGCACAGGGGTTTAGTGCCTCACGTACCTTTGCGAAAGAGAACAATCAGGAGGCTTCGTTCCAACGCTCAAACTTCACCACTGAGTACAACCCCAACCATCCGGCGAACATCGCTCCGGGGCATGTGCTTGCAGAAGGCGAGGCTGATCGGTGGGAGAGCAGCAGCGACCCCCTAGACACCGACCAGCCCATTGTGGAACGCGAGTCCGACAACCAGCGCGGCTGGATGTTCGGTGGCACCACGGACGGTGGGCTCTCTCACGAGGACGACTAGATCAACTCGTTGTCGGTCAGGTAGACCAGCACATCCACAGCCAGTTGTTCAGAGATCCCCTTGAGGGTCTTGTGGTGGTCAACGAGCAACTTCTCCAGCGTCTCGGAGAGGAACCCCTCAAAGTAGTGTTCCAGCCATCCGTACTGAAACTGGGTGGTCAGGTCAGCCCCGATCTTGGCGATAAGTGCCTGATCAGGGTATGTTTTTAGGGGGTCGGTCACGATCTCGCTTGACGTTCCGGGCATGGTTTTGCTCCTTGGTTCTTCTGGTTCATGTATAATGGTAGCCGCTGACCCATTGGGAACGCAAGTCCTATTTCCGATCAAGGATTGTTACATATGATTACGAAGGATCTAGTAGAGCGA